CTAGCCACGATGCTTCTCCAATGCCTTTGCTAACTTCTTTCCCTTGTCAGCTTGGTTGTATTCTTGAGCCACAGCCATAGGTATGCCTACCTTCTTAGCAAACTCTGGTGAGTGTGCTGCGGCAGCCATAAATCGGGCTTGTTTAGGACTATGACTTGGCACTTCGTCTCCGATACTCTTTCCTAAAATTGCAATTATGGCAAAGCAGTTGAACGTGATCCGGCCAACCCTTTGCCTTTAGTTGTCTGTAAAACTGATAACCGCCGTTGTGGTTATTAGCTTTACGATCTTTTTGACCGTCATCGTTGATGTGGTCTAGTACTAATACTAGCGGGTCACTTTCCCCGCAGTGTTTACAGTTTCTACCGTAGGCTAAGATCATTTCTGCTCTTAGGTTTTGACGGTATCTATGTTCTATAACTCTTAACTTTTCTCTGTTTTCCTTTCCGTAGGCTCTCATCCTTGCCTTTCTAGCTTCAGACAGCTTGTAAGGCATTATCGCACTTGCAAGCCTCTGGGAATTGTTGTGAACTGCTGTTGTTGTGGAGCCAAATTAGGGCCATTTAACCCGCCCTGTGGGTTACGCTGCATAGACATTGGCATCTGTTGTAGCCCTGCCGCAAGTTGCTGCGGCGTAGGTCGTGTCGCAGGGTTTTGCGGAGTCATTGCAGGGTTCTGCGCCATCAATGGGTACATTTCAGTTACTCAAACGTTTTAATCATGTAAAGGGTTGAATCAATCAGATCGAGAATATCTGCGTGTGTGTTTTGCAGATTAGGCTCGTCTGGTAGGGTTTTGGCCGCAACTTCTACATACGATTTTAGTTTTTGTAAGTAGGTTTTTGGATCGGTAGCCATGTGGAAATCGGTAGGATATTTTGAAATTACCGAATAGCAACCTTGATAAGCTTCTGCGTATTTGTCGGCCAGTTCTACAATATCCTCGTAAAAATGACCCAGTGCCTTGTGCTGTGCGTAGGACTTGGTTTGCAAGTGCATAAAGTGGGTAATTGTTCCGGCATGGAACAACACCGCAACAAATTGCGCTACAGCTTTTTCATAATTTTCGTTTGGCATTTCCAATCCGCACGGGTCTGAGATTAGCTAGATTGTCGCTTGTATCGGCGTTCGGTTCAAGGGCGTACTTCCTTAACGCTTCGCTGCTGACCTGTAGCATCTCGCATATCCAGTTAAACGTGCGTTCTTCTTCGCCGGGGTAACGCATCCATGCCATTGCCCACTGTCTTAAGTCTTTGGGATTGTCGCACTTCTTACGGTAAGGTACGTCCTTCAACTTGCAATCGTTAAGTGCCGTTAGCAGTACTGCACTCCACAACGCTCTGTAGTTTGAAAAGTCAGTCTCCAATCAATTCCCCTTGTATCAATGGCAAAGCATCTTCCAATCGCATCATCACCAACCAACCTTTGTGGTCGGCTCGCATCGCAACCACTGGTGTCTCTCCGTCCTTACACGCTGCTGTTATTTGATCCATAAACTCATACACAGCAATCTTAGCCCTGCGCTTAACTTCCCATTTGAACTTGCCGGTTTGTATGTCATCGCCGCCATCTCTGGCTTGACCCAGTTTACGGGTGACTTTAGTGCCAAGGGTATCCGTAAGAATACCTGCTAACTCACGCTCACCCGCAGCACCCTTGGTGCGTTGCATTTTGCTCATTGCTTTTTCCTAGGCTTAAATATCTTGTCCCAGTTATCGTCAAACTTTTTTCTGGGTATGCTAATAGGCCTTGGTTTACTGCCCTTGCCGCTCATAAGTTTTCTGCCATCTGTATTTGTTTTCCTATCCAGCGCATGACCGGCACAGCCATTGAATTACCTAATGCCTTATATCTAGGCCCATCAGGTGTGTTTTCTTTGATGTCTGTGTAGTTATCAGGGAATCCCTGCAACCGTTCGCACTCTGTTGGTGTAAGGCGGCGAACTGCCATTTGTTGAACCAGCACATTTTCACCGCCATTGTTTCTGCCTTGCGCAAATGCAATATCTGATGTGCAGGGGTCTTGAGTGCCGTGTATAACAATCGGTTGCATCACATTCGGAACATGGTGGTAATCCTGTCCTGTATCTAATGTTTTGGTCACATCGCCAGTAACATCATTGTTGTAAGCATCAAACCCAATTGGCTGCGCCACGCCATGCCGATCAGTCTTTGTGAGGCACGGCGCAATATTGTTCATTGGCTCAACGGCATTTCCTCCATTCTCTGGCTTGCGGCCGATCCAATTGCCGGGTATGCCATAAGTTTGTATTACGGCAGCACTTGTTAATCCGTCCCTGCCACAACTCAATCCCTTATATTCACGACTAGATAAAGTTGTTACTTGTCCGTTTTGCACATTCCCGATGACTATTGGAGTCATATCATTTGGGCCACTTGTTCTAAGGCTTGCCGTAATGGTGCTGGCAAGGTCTTTCTTCTTTTCTCTGCTCGGCGCAGGATGCCCAGACAGGCTTTCGGACTCAAATAAAACCGCTGCGGCACGTTTCCAGTCTCCAAGGTATCCGACAACAAACACACGTCTGCGTCTTTGTGCCACTCCGAAGTACTGAGCGTCCAGCACTCGATATGCGAACCCATACCCGAGTTGCCCCAACGCCCCGAGGAAGGTTCCAAAATCCCGTCCTTCGTTGCTCGACAAGACACCGGGGACGTTTTCCCAGACCAACCACTTGGGCTGATAGCGTTCAGCGATGGCAAGATAGGTGAGCATGAGATTGCCTCTAGGGTCAGCAAGTCCTTTGCGAAGTCCTGCGACTGAGAATGATTGACAGGGTGTTCCTCCAACGAAAACATCGATATCTGTGACATTTGTCCACTCCTGAAATTTGGTCATATCGCCAAGATTCGGCACATTTGGATAATGATGCGCCAATACTTGTGATGGGAATTTTTCAATTTCGCTAAATGCAACTGGTTGCCAGCCTAACGGATGCCAAGCCACTGTAGCTGCTTCTATTCCGCTACATACGGATAAATATCTCATAGCCTAATCTCATCCAACATGAACGTATGCGCTTTATGCTCGCCATCTTCAGGCACTTTTACGCCCTTTAGTTCGTACGCCAGCACAGTCTCACCGTCTTTCATAATTTGCTGTGTTTTGAATATCCATTCCCAAGGGCTGCCAATCTGTCTTGGTGATAACTGCTTTGTGCCGTTGTTATGCTGCCAAAGCACATATTTGCATAACTGAGCCTTAATATCGGGTAACTCAGTCATACCTTACCCCACGCAGCGAACAAAGCATCACGAATTTCGCTACCTGTTAAGCTGTTATCTTCTGCCAAGATTTGCTTAAAGTCACTAACTATTTTGTTCTTGATGGCAACCATCTCTTTCACCTGCTCAGTGCTATAACTTCGTGTTGATTTCCACAAGAACGCAAGCAAGCACTTCTGGCCGTGACACCACACAGGTTCATCGTACTGGCTGGCAATGCGAGGCAATGCTGTCGTAGATGGTGTTGGTGTTTGATCTTCTTCTTCAGAGTACTTACAAGCGGCCACAAACTGCGGAAGTGTTGGCGGTGTGCCAGACCCCTTATGCAGCAGCTTACGCAAACCACGCTGAATCTCATGTTCTTTGAATCCATTAATGGCAGCCGTCCACATTTGGGACGGTTTGTCACCATAGTTGGAAACAAACTTACCGCCGAACATCTCGCATAAGTTCTTCCAAACTTCCAAAACCCGATCCTGTTTGTTCGCTGATAACACGTTCATCATAATTTCCTCTGCTATTTGCTAATTCGACACGCTCGACTGCGGATAACTGGTTCATATCCTTTGCGATTGCTGGCGGTTCCCAAGGTTCAAGGTATCCCTGATTGCGGCCAAGAAAGGTTGCAGCTTGTTGAACAAACTCAGTGCCGACCTTTCCGGTAATTCGCATAAAGGTTGCGTAACGTCTAACCCCATCAATAATGCTTTCGTGGGTGACCCCTTCCGCGCGTCTGGTTCGGTATGCTTTCTCAGCGTCAGGCCATCTCTGCCCTCCACCACGCTTAGGGTAAACCTGTTTAATTTCCAAAAATTGTGCGAGTAATTCTTCCTCTTTCTCTATCTCTTTCTCTGTCTCTAACTCTGTCTCTCTCTCTGTCTCTAGAGTATCAAGTTGATATCGCTCTGATATCATGCTGATATCATCTTGTATCAGCCAATGAGATAGCTTAGAAATCAATGACTTAATTTCAGCAGGTGTTGTACGCAGTCGAAAAGCCAAAGTTTTGATGTCTGGCAGGTTGCCATCGTTCTCGCTGGCAATTAACCAAAACATTACAAGTGCTTTTGCTGCTTTTGGATCGAGTTCGTGCCACTCAACATCATCCAAAAGTTCACGATAAAGTTTGATCCAAGGTGGCTTACGATCTTTGAAGTGCTGGAAGTGTGACCAGCCTTTAATTCTCATTGACATAAATTACGTCCATAAAAAAACCTGATAAGCAGTCCCATCCTTTCGGAAGTTGGCGTCACTGGAGGTTACCAGCCGGACTACTTATCAGGTTTCAACCTATTTCCCAACGCCAATTGGGTGCGGATTGATCCGCAAGTAAATAATAGATACAGAGTTATCCCCTGTCAACTGTGACCTTTCGTAATTGGCTTTGATCCAGAGCGTAACCTTCACCATGCCCGCCTAAATTACGGATATTTTCGGGCTTGCACAGTTCGTGCTTGTATGCCCAACCAGCAAAAGTAACAAATTTGTTATCAAGCAAAGCCAGCACATAGATGTCAACGTCAGGGTTATCTTTTAGCCTACACAACAAGCGGCCATCAGCCCGGCGGGTTGTTTTAATGTCTATGCGCTTACCCTTTACCACGCAATCGCAGCTGCCTGACCTGCTGGTCATTCCTAGGTCAGGCCAGACATTCATTAGCTGGCAAAACGCCAGTTCTCCAAGAATGCCGTCATAGTCAATTTCAGGGCCAGATTGTGGCCCCATTTTTGCGTCTTTTATGCTGCCAGTACGGTTGACAAAAGTTCTAAACCCACCCCAGACCGAGGCGAGTAGTCTCAGGTCGTGGGTGATTTCTACTTTCATTGCTGGCGAACAGATTCCGCTAGTTGTGGATCAACCTGCAATTTGCCTTCGCTGATTTGTTGCAGCTGCCATTGCCGCAGTTCTGGCACTGCTTTCCACTGGGTAATGGCGGCTCTGGATACGCCGATCAGTTTGCTTAAATTTGCGGCTGAACCAGCCCATGCGATTGCTTCAAGTTTGGTCATGTAAGTCTCCTTAACGTGCTACTTAGCGGACATTTTTGGCTTTGTCAACTAAAAAGGTTGCATATTTGGTTAAGCTGGATTAAATTCGGCTGAGTTAAACCACAGGAGCAACCAAATGAGCCTACAAATCGTCAATGAATTACAAAACCAAATCTCTAGTTTAGAGGCTTGCGCAGACGCTACAGAGCGTACAGAACTGGCCGCCCGACTAACTCTGGCCGCAGCAGTAATGCGTAAAGCCATACATATTCTATCTGCGCCAGTTATTGAAAATGATGACATCCCATTTTTTTTGCGTAAACAAGCAGAATAATTGTTGCATACCCAGTTAAGCTGAATTAATATGCTTCCACACCAGCAGATTGCTGGCAGTTAAACAGGAGAAATAGCATGAACATCGCAACATATATTAAACGCGACCAGATCAAGACCGACCTTACTGTACGTGCTGAGGCTGTAGAAACCCCAGTATTTGACAATTCCGATATGTGGTTCTCCACATGGAAGCACAGCAATCGCGTAGTGCTTGAAGATTACTTTAATCAGCTTGGCGTTACCGCCGAAGAAGAATATATCTGCACAATGATCCAGTACGAGCGTCAGCAAGAGTTGGTTGCTCAAACTGAATTTGCCGCTACCTACGCGCAACGTCAGGCCGCTCAGGAAGAGTTGTATCAAATCGGATACACAATGCGTGACGATGAATCTTCTTTTTCAATGTTTGATGCTGACACCGGCATCCCAATGATTGGAGAAATCTAATGGATACCGTTTTCTATCACGAACTTGCCAGCATCTGTTTTGTTTTATCAGCAATTTTATTAGCACTAGCTTGGAGAAATAAGTAATGAGCGACATCAAAGAAATTGCCAGCGCGTTAGTACTGGCTCAGTTGGAAATGCAGAATCCAGTATTCGATGCCAAGAATCCGCATTTTAAGAACCAGTACGCAAGTCTGGCAGCAGTGCGTAATGCCATTGTGCCGGTGCTGGCAAAGCACGGTATTGCGTTTATTCAAAATCTGACCACCGCTGAAGGGACTGTTTCATGTGAAACAGTTTTGATCCATAAAAGCGGCCAGATGTTGTCTTATGGGCCATTAACACTACCAGTAACCAAGATGGATGCGCAGGGCTACGCCAGTTCAATCACATATGCTCGCCGTATTTCCGCTATGGCAGCTATGAATATCGTGGGCGATCACGATGACGATGGCGAAGCTGCTGTAGGCCGTACCGTGACCTATATCAATGCCAATCAACAAGCGGTAATTGAAAAATTGCTTACCGAAACAAAGTCTAACAAGACAGCGTTTTTGAAGTATTTGGGCGTTGCCAGCGTTAATCAGTTGCCAGCCAACCAGTACAACGATGCTGTGTCAGCGTTAGAAAAGAAGGTGCAGAAATGATCCAAGGCAGCAATGAGTGGTTCCAAGCCCGGCTGGGTAAGGTTACGGCTAGTCGTGTTGGAGACGTTCTAGCCAAGACCAAAACCGGCTGGGGTGCGTCTAGGTATAGCTACATGGGCGAACTCATCGCTGAGAGGCTTACAGGCCGTCCTAACGAGTCTTTTACCACTGCCGCTATGCAATGGGGTAAAGACAACGAGGCCAAGGCCCGTGCTGCGTATATTTTTAAGTACGACCGCGAAGTCACCGAGGTGGGCATGATTGAACATCCACGCATGGAAGGGCTGGCCGGTGCTAGTCCTGATGGCTTGGTTGAGGATGGGTTGATCGAAATCAAATGCCCGTCAACCATTACACATTTAGACACTATTAGCAGCGGAAATGTTCCAACCCGTTACATGCTGCAAATGCAGTGGCAGATGGAATGCACCCAGCGTGAATGGTGTGACTTTGTTAGCTTTGATCCACGCTTGCCAGAAAATCTACAGTTGTTTGTTAAGCGAGTAAAGATAGGAGAGTTATTAGAACCAGAAATTAGACGATTTACAGATGAAATGCGTATGAAGTTATTAGTTTTAGAATCTTATAGAGGTTAATTTTATGAAAGATATGTCTGGGACACTTGGCAAAAATGATCGCAAGTCTAAAGAAACACATCCTGACTACAGTGGTTCTTGTGTTGTGGATGGAGTTAATTATTGGATTAGCGGCTGGATCAAGGAGTCTGCTCGCGGTAAGTTTTTTAGCTTATCGTTTAAGCAAAAAGACGTAATTCAGCAAGGTGAACGCACTGTTCCCGCTGCTGATTTTGATGACTCTTTACCATTTTAAGGTGCAAATATGAACAAAGAACTTGTATTTCAAGCCGAGGTTGGTGGTTACAGTCAGCAGAAAAATCGCCAAATCAAGGTGATTATGTATGCCGATGAAGTTTATGCCGGGCTTATTGCGCGTATGTTCCCAGTAGGAACTCAGGTGGCAGTAGCCGGTCTGGTCGAAGAATTTGTTAACAGCGAAACAGGCGAGATCAGTGGATAAACGTCAACGCCGATTTGACCGGTTGCAACGAATTGGTTGTGTTGCTTGCCTGATGGAGGAAATCGAATCTCAGGCAGACATACATCACATTATTAGCAAGGGTTATCGGAAGCATAGCGGAGGGGATGAGGCAACGATTCCCCTTTGCCCTTACCACCATCGAGGGCTGCTACCAGACGGTATGTCCCGGATGGAAGCAGAAGCGATGTATGGGCCATCCCTAGCATTGTCTAAGCGTGAGTTTGTGTTGCACTTTGGCACTGAGCAAACGCTTTTGGCGATGGTGGATCACATCATTGAACAGATGACTAGGTTGCACTGATGTTTTGCAAATGGTGTCGGTTTTCGGCTTGGAACGAAAAGCGGCTAATGTGCGAAAAGTCGCACGAAGTGATGACTAGAGAAATGTGGTGGTGTAATGACTATGAACGAGTACCCGGCGCAGATGACGATAAGCCAAATCCTCGACCAGAGGGAGACAGTGTACGGGAGATTCCCTACAGTGGCCGCAGCAAGTCAGGCACTAAGTAATGCCCTGCATATGCCTAGCGGATGGTCGCAACTACCTGCATATCAACGTGAAGCATTGGAACTGATTGCCAACAAAATGGCTCGAATTGTTGCCAGCGGTAACAGCACCTATGAGGATAGCTGGACTGATATTAGCGGCTACGCAGAACTTGTTTTACGGGAGATGCGCAGATGACCAGTGTGTTGTACTTAGAACGGTTGTGTACGTCCTGCAAGAAGCGTAAGTCGCTGGTAGGCGGTACGAGTTTTCCTAGATTTAGATGTAAAGACTGTCGGAGTAAATCACATGCAAAGTCGGTTAAAAAAATTGTTAGACAAATGGGAATTGGAGAGGTCCATGAAGTTAAATGATCCGAAAGCGTTTCATACTTATAAAGCCATTACTGTGCGTGTAAACAAGTACGAGGCAGATTTGTTCGCAAGAGCAGCAGATTCGGCCAGCAGGGACAAAATTGATTGGATGCGCAGAACTTTGGTCAAAGCTGCTGAGGGTAAATTGGTTGCACCATTACCGCCAAAAACCAAATGGGAAACCATAAAAGAATTGATAGGATTGAGTAGATGTTAATTTTATTTATAATCTACTGCGTAACGATTTATTTTGCGTGCAAGATTCTATTTAAGGATTAAACGTGCTGGTGGTCATCAGTTGGGCTAATGAATGTCCAAGGTTGTCCACCAGTTTTTCATCAGTATGCAGTCTGGGTCGTACCGAACACCATAACGCAGCGTGCATCCACTCATGGAAAAAAGTCTGGTAAATGATTTGAGCAGCCCCCTTATTGCGAGGTGGCGGTTTAACCAGATAAATCGTCAGCGTGTTTGGGTCCCAGCATCCATAGGCATCCATACCAACTTTCGCTTTGAACGCACTCTCATCCAACATCAATACTTTGATGGTGTAGCTGCCAAGTTGGAATTGAGTTGGTATCTTTTTCACAAAAAAATGCCGCCTATGAGAAGCCCCATAGACGGCTAAGACCCTCAATGGGTAGGACTACTTGATCTTATGCTTGATCGACCACCCTGCGCCGACCAGCGAGGTCACAGCACCGATAATTGTGTCGGCGTTGGACGCATCCAGTTTACCTGAAGCAACATAGTAACCGCCAACCAGCGTTAGCAAATGTCTTAACAACCCTAGGCCAATTTCAATATTCATTGTTTCTCCTGTGGGAACATGAAAGTTCCGGTTTTGTTAATTACCAATGCCTGTTTTCTCGGCTTGGCACTTTCGGTATTTGGAACGCTGATGTGCGTCCAAGTATCGAACTCCACTATAACCTGATCGTAGGGGATGTCGGAAGCCACAATCGCCTTAACAACCGCGCTAGGAATCATTCCCGGCACTCGGATGTCGGCAGCACACCCAATACGGTGCTGGGAAGTGTCCTTAGAGCCAACAGCATCGTTTACCAGCTTACATCGGTATGCGGAGTTGATCAGGATAGGCTTCCCGCCTAAAAGCGTTTTAACGGCTTCTAATAGCTTTGCAAGGCGTTGCAAGTTTTTGATCTCCCGCTCGTCTGGCTCATTACGCCAGCCCTTGCGCTGCGCAATTTCGGAGACGGTCATTTCCTCAAGCGTGAAATGTGGAGAAAGTCGAATCATCGGTAGTCTCGATCAACTTTAGAATCTAACTTGTCAAATATCTTCTGGATCATGTTTTTGATGTCGTGCAGATCATCACGAAAATCAATCTTACTTACATACTCTTTAGGCAGGTCATTGTTAAGTTTGGCAAGGTCATCTTTCAGTTCTTTGATGGCCGCCCACAACTCACGAAAAAACCAGCTTAACAAGGCTATCACGATCCCAAACAATCCGTTAAGTACTGTCTGTGTATCCATGTCATAAAGTCCCGCCCAACTTCCACAGTGCATCCAGTTCTGCGTCTGTGACGTTTAATGTGGCGGCCATTGCAATCACTTGCGGATGGTTACGCTCAAATACGGTAGAGAACTCATAAAAATCTTTAAGGTCTTGACTGCCAGAAGCCACAGCCGCTTCTACCTGAGTGCGTAGATTCATCTGCGTCAGTGCCATGCGAATCTGTCGAGGCGAGATTTGTGGTGATGCCACAGGAACAGGGTCAGCAGGTTCAGGCGTATTACCTTCAGCCAGCCATGCTTGATATTTTTGGTAGTCGCTATTTGCAGGATCAGCAGGAATAAATGCGTTATCTGCAAGGCGGAGGATGCTAGTTGATTGTGTAAGTTTATACATGATTAAAACT